CCATCAAGGCAAATAGTACACCAGTGTTTTTTATTCATATGATAAGCTGGAAAATATCTTTTATTATCTATAAGTTTTTTAATTTCTTCTGGATTATTATGTAAATTAATTATTTCAGCAGTTTCATCACTATCTAAATTGAGTTTTCTTTTAGATAAAGTTAGTATAAGTGCATACCATTTCTTACTAGTTTTTCTACGAACAACTGCAGTTTTAGGAGATTTTTCCCATAAAAATTCCAATTCATCTCCATATTTATTTTTTACATATTCAATAATTTCTTTTGTATAGTTAGCTTTAAATCTCTCATTTTCAAAACATTCTTTCTTTATTTTATCTAAAACTTCACTATATGCCTTATAGACTTTTTCACTATAACCACTTCTTTTCATTTCTAAAAGATGTAATACATAAGGCTCATTAGTTTCCACATCTATTATTTCAGTAAAAATTGAATTATCTAAATTGATTTTAACAGTCATCTTAAATTGATTGTTCAATAAAAAGATATCATAGTAATATGAATTATCTTTTAATTTAAAACCAAATTTCTCAAGTCTTTTCAAATCTATTTTCTTATCTTTAATAAAATCTTTTATTTCTCTCATAGAATTTCCTCCATATCAATTATATCATTTTGCATTGAAAATTTTACTATTTTATATTATTTTGATAGAATTGTAAGACGCAAAACAATTTGATAAAAATTTCAAAATAAAATGATAAAAATATGGTAAAATAAAATGATAAAATAATAGGATGTGATATGTTATGGTTAAAATTAATTTATATGATGTTTATGGAGTTTTTATAAAAAGTAAAAATGTTGAAATTACAGATATAAAAGAAGATGCTTGGGGCTTATCTTTAAATATTTTAAATTTAGAACTCACTATTGATCCTTCTGGCATTAGCTTAGATGCCGATATTAAAAGGGATGTAATAAAAGAGTTTAAAAATATTATAGAATTTTATAATGAAATTAGCTTAAGTGTAGAGGATAAAGAAAAAATAAAAGAAAAAAAAGGACATCATTATATACTTCACAGTATAATATCTCCTGAATTAAAAAAAATTTAAAAATAAAGAGCCTTAGAAAAGCTCTTTATTTTTTAGTATCTTCATTTGTATCATCTTGTTTTAGCTGTTTAAATAGTTTTTTTATAGGAAAAGGCACTATTAATCCCATTTCTTTGAGATTTTCTACTATACTTATTCCTTCTGTTCCTACTACACTACAAATCATCATAATTTTGAAAGAAATAGGAAACCCAAGAATAGTTATAGGAACATTTAAGTTATTCGCTATTATTAACCTATCTAGTGCAGCTCCAACGACCACTGCAAATATGTATCCAGTTTTTTTTATTAAGCCCTTATAGCCTGTTTTAGAGGACAATTTCTTTTTAAGTAAACTCCTTAAATAACCTGTAATATAATCACAAGCCATAAATATAAACATTACTTCCATAGATATGCTCCAACCACCTATGAAATAACTTAAATAGCTTCCTATAATTATAAAAAACTTTATGATTCCCTTTTCTTTCTCCATTTTCCTCACCTATAATTTTAATTTTTCTTTCATTTCTTTATTATATTTAATGGCTTCTTTTGTATGGTCTATAACAGCTTGTTCAGTATAACCTTCATTTTTAATTTTTCTTTTCCATGAAGGTTCCCCAAACATCCTTACAGCACGATACATTGAAACTCTTTTATAAGCTGATACTCCATGCTCTTTCATAATAAAAATAAATATTTTATCTGCCCAATAACGATTTATAAAAGTATCATTTAATTCAGAGTACAAGTAATCATGAATGATTGCAGCCCTAGTATACTTGCCAAAAGGTGGAAAAAATATCCATAAAATTCTAGGGACACTTGCCAAATCAGTAATAAAACCCTTTGGTACTGTTATAACAAAACCATTTATTTCATACTTATACTCTTCTTTTAAAATCCACTTATTATCTCCTACTGGTTCAGTTAGTAGTGGACTTAATTCCATTTTTTCCTCCTATTTTATTTTTTGGATTCTTTTAGCTTTTTAAAGAAAGGTTGTAGTTCTTGTACAGCATCTTCAATAGTTTTTTCATTGATAAAAATACGAAGTTTAGCAGGTAACTTTGAAACAAATTCTTGGACTGCTTGTTTTTTTAAAGTACCCAATCCTTTTCCTTCAAAACTAACCTCAGCTGCTACTACTTCTTTTATAACAGCTTCTTTTCCACTGTATCTCCATTTTAATATAAAATATACTACCCCTGCTACCAATGTTTCCAATACTTTCCATAATAGTTGTTTATCCATTTTTATTCCTCCTATTTTTTGATTTTTTTTAACTCTTCATCAGTTAGTAACTCAAAATGAGGCCCATCATAACTTCCTCTTTGAACTTCATCTTTTGTACTTCCATTTAAGTTCCAATCTGCTCCACGCCTTGCTTTTATTCCGAGTTCTTTTGCACATTCTAAAAGAACTTCTCCAATTTTATTAAATTTTTCTGTATCATTCCAATCTTCTTGTTTAAATGGATATGGAATAAAATCAAATGCTCTACTGGGTGTTTCACAATGCTTACTATTCATTATTTTTGAAAAACCTTGTTTAACTTTTTTTCTCTGTTCTTCTACTGTTCGATGTCCTTCAATTATTGTAAAATCAATTCTTTGTATAGCAAGATTTGCTATTTTTACTAAATTTGGATGACATCCTGCAAGATTGTCTAAACTTCTTTTACTAAACTTCCCCATTTTTCCTCCTTTTATTTCCACTCTATTTTCTCAATTTCTTCTGCTGATTTAGCAGTAGATAATTTTATAGATAACTCACCAAATTTATCAAATATTTTATCTTTTCTTTTTATAAACTCTGTTAGAACATTCATTATTTGAGCATATGTAAAAGTTTTTATACTATTATCTGCAAGTATCCAGTTTCTTGTATCTGTTTCTGTAACTTCTCCTGTACCTAAGATATAATCAACTTCCCAAAAATTATCTAAATCATCTTTTCTAACTTGAAAAGTATCTCCATTTACTGTAATATTTTCATAAAGTTTTTGTATTCTAATACTTTTCAATTCTTCTCTTTTAGTATTTTTTACCTCTTCCAAATTTACAACCCACTCACTATTCTGCCATTTATGATATTTTGAAGGTTTTTCAATTTTTAGAAGTTTTTTATTTTTTATAACTTCTCCTTCCTCTAATGTTACCTCTATCCCAGCTTTAATTTTTTCTTCTTTTTTCATTTCTCTAAGACCGTTTTCATCTTGAATAGGATATTGAAATTCTTCTTCTGTTATTATCATATTTTCTCTATATTCTGGGTAGTAATTTAAAGGATTATTTTTTACATCATCTAAACTATTGGCATATACTGAATATACTTTTTTTATATCTTTATAGAAATTTATTGTTTTCATTTTTATTCCTCCTTTCATTTTATTTAGGATACTTATTTCATCATAAGTGAATCTGTATAGATTGGAAAATCTAATCAAAATTGACACAGGGATAACTGGAGATTATACAAATGTTGGAGCATATAACTTTACATTTCCTAAAAATTATAAGCAAGTTTTAGGAGTTGGTGTAAATGTATACAAAACAGGAACTGCAACAACATTGGAAAATGTATACCTGACTGGCTTTAACAACACAGGTTTTAGTTTTGTAAAAGATTGTGTAGAAGCAGCTAGAGCAAATACTGTAAAAGTAGCCTATACAGTATTTTATGTTTAATTAGCACTTAAATATCTCCATGGAGTCCATTGTTTTGTGATTCCTTCTCTTGTTCGGATAGCAATAGAAAAAGTATTATAGTAAGAAAAAGCAACTTGAGTTATCCAATCATCAATTTCTGTAGAAGTATTAAATACCAATACAAAACATTGAGAGCCGCAAAAACCTCGTTTTAATTTAGATGTAGTTCCTTTAATTTGAAAAATACCAGTTTTTGTTAATTCGTCTTCGTCTTTGGGACCCCATCTATCTATTTTGTATAAAAAATTTCTGTCGAGATTTTCCAATCTCTCAAGAATTGAATGACTGTCCATAGCTATATAATTATTTATATTTGCTGAAATATCCGTATTTGTATTCTTACATAAGTATAATTTCTTTGTATTTTTATCAAAGTAAGTTTTCCCTACTTCTTTTGTTCCTGGTTCATTTAATATCCCACCATAATCTTTTCCCATCATCTGAGTAAACTTATTTCCTTCTAGTACTGTCCCTTCTTCAGCTCCATACTTAACTATTCCATACTGCTCGGCTGAAGCATAGTCTGTTTTATTTACTTTTTTATTCATTCCTTCATTAAACTCTTGAAGTGACACATAACTATGTAAATCAATC